CCAGCATCGCGTCTAATTGTTGCCCAATGTTCATATGCTATTTTTAGTTAAATACCACTTATGTCGGAACTTCGCAAGAATTGTGCGGATATTCAAAGTCAAAGTTGGCCGAAGCCTGCCATCCAGCAACCTTGTCATCCCTCGCCTCCACGAATCGCGTTGCACTCACCGCATCCTGTAAGGTGTAATCCTTCGCAGGGTCATTCGTGAACTTGCTGATAAAGTCGCGCATAATGTACAGCGTGTCGTTCAGCACCTCATCTTCATTGTCAGTCCACCTCGCCACTACACTACCAGTCACAACTGTTGATAGGTTGCGGCTATCCTCAACCCTGTCCATTATTAGCACACTCACGCCAAGCGTAAGCGCACCAACGCCTACGGTCATCGATTGCAGGTCAGCAAACAGCAAAGGGTAAACAACCCTATCCCTGTCGGTTGTCCGTAGGTTTATCGTGTTGTCCGTTCCTATCGACAGCGGGTCGCCGAATCCCACGCTGTTGATTTGTGGATGTGCCGCTGCAAAGGTCAGCAGGTCGTTCTTTAATCGAACCCAACTCATAGTACTGCTTTAATTTGTTAATGTTCTTCGCGTGTGCCATTAAAAAGGATAGAATCGTTTTTCGGGATAGTCAAGCGGGTCACGGAAGCGGCCACGCCTTCCTAATGCCATCCCTGTTTCGTAACTACTGCCATTGGGGTAAATCGTGTCAATCGCCGTTGGTGGGTTGTCAAATAGCGGATAACTGGCGTGATTTTCTTGCAAGTAGCGGGTTATCCTTTCCGTGTACCACTCCGCATCATTCTTGACTTTGTCCATCAACTTAAACACCTCATCCACGCTCATCGGGTTGCTTTCGGTGCTGGTCCTGCGGTCCATCCCTTTATTCATATACTTGAACGACAGCACCATCGGAAGTTCAAAGTACATCCATTGCACGATAGCAGGTTGGATGTAATCTTCCAGCAGAGTGATGTTTAACGCAGTTGTCGAAGCGTTTACCACTTGCGCCTGTACTTCTTTGTACAACGCACTGCCAAGCGCGGGTTGTATGTGCATATCCTGAACCTTGACCAACGTGGGCCTGATTTGCGTATAGGCTACGTTTTCGTTTATGACGCTGTTTTCCAGCAGGTATTCTTCCGATACAAATAGGGCGATGCTCATACTACACGTTTAACTGTTGTTCCTTTTTTGACTACCAATTGCTGAACCCACATATGTCTGCAACTTGGCCTGTGGTTGCCATTCGGAAGCGTGAACCAACCACCTCTGCGCTCCCAAACATTCCACCCAACCAACTGCCCGATGTCGTTTATATCGCTTCGGGTGTACAACTTTGTCGCGCTTAAATCCAGCATCGTCTGGCAGAACTTGCGGCTTTTGTCGTAGCCATCCGCTTTGCTCAACCCCGAATATTCAGGCCGCCAATCGTAGCGATAGCGCACCTCCACCACTTCCTCCTCTACTGGCGTTTCTTTCGTTGCGATGTCAATATCGCGGCTAATCGGAAAGCGATTTTTTTCAAGCAGGTAAGCAATCCGCTTTCTGACTTTTGCAGGGCTGACCTTCAACGCCTCGGCTATTTCTTTAACCGTTGCCAGCCTGTTCTTCTTCCTGTAAGCCATTATCCGCTTATCTAACTTCTCCTCCTCTTCATCCACCGCAAAGGTTTCAGGGTCGCCTTCCAATGCCAACTCCCAACTATCCACCACGTCAAAGGCTTCAGCGTCATCGCCATACTGCGACCCAACAGCCGCCAACATCCGCATCTCTGAATCTTCACCCTGTGCGCTGAACTCGGCTTGGCCATCAGTCAAGAAGTCGTTAATCTGCTCGGCGGTCAAGCCAAAGCCACTGCCCAACATCGTGCGCGCTTGCGCTTCGCTAATCTTGCCTGACTGGAAGTTGCGGACAATCCGCATCAGGTGCTGAAACTGCCGCCCTGTCATTGTGCGCAGTGCCTCGTTCACTGGCTCGCTTGCCAATGCCTCCGCCGCAGGTGCGCCTTCGGGTTGCGTGGCTTCTTCTTCAATCGGTTCAAGCCCTGCCTTTTCGCGCAGTTCGTTGCGCGTCATTATCTGCGTCAGCACCTGTTCGCTTAACTGCTCGGTCACTGGGTCGGTAGGGCATAAATACAAGCCTTCGATGTCATTGAAGCCTGCGATGTAGTTAATCATCCGCTCCACAATCATCACCCGCGCGTTGACGTAGGTGTTTTTAAACAATTCGTAAGCCTCAATCAATTCCTTACGGCCTCCCAACTGCCCTTCGGTTTTAACGCCAAACAGCATCGGGTTGGTGACGTTATGCGCCACAAATATTTCTTCCTGAATCTGCTTGTTCAGCAGGTCAAACTGCTTGTCCAAATCGCTCGGCGTTAGCGACTGGATGCTCGGTGCGCTTTCCTTGCCACTGCTAAACGTCAGCACAAATCTACCTGCATTCCCCGCACCGCTGAACTTGCGGCGCATCATCCGCTCAATCTCATCCTTTTCCTCTTCGGTAGGTATGCCATCAGCGAAGTTTATCAACTGCCCACCCCAAAACTGGTTGCGGATGTTGTTAATGTGAAAGCGTGCTATCTCCGCATCACACTCAATGTAAGCCAACGCACCTTGGTAGTTTGGCAATGGGTAGTGCTGAACGCCTGCCGAATAATGGCGATAGTAAAACATCTGCTTGCCAACGCGGTTCTTCTCGTCAAACTTCGGCATCTTCTCCACCTCGTTGCCTTTCGGAAACTGCTGAATCATACGCGCATCGTACCAGTCAGCAATCAGGAACATCTCATCGTCCAAACTCACCCGCACCTTTTGGAATGGCACGTGTTCAACAAAGGCGATGCCGCCGCCACGATTCCACGTGACTGCAAGCGCGAAGCCGTTAAACAACTCCAAATCCAGCACCAACTTCTCGGTCAGGTCGTTCAAATCATCCTCAACATTCGGGTCGCGGATGAACTCCTCCGCACGTGCTTGCTGTTCAACCGTGCCTTTATCGCTCGCCTTCCATCCCTTGCCTACGATGTAGTGAACCTTGCCATTCACGATGGCGCAGTGCTTTGCGCTTTTGTGGTAGTTGTCCAGCAGGTAATAGGGGTATTCGTTGCGCTCACCAAACAGCACCATATTGGCCTGTTTGTTTTCAAGCATAACAGGCAACTGATAGTCGGTGGTCGGGATGAAACTGAATGCGAATTTAGAAGCTGACATAGGTGTTGTTGTTACTTGGTGCAACGTAGGTTTCAACTGCGGGTTCAATGTAGGCCAATCCTGTTTCCACGACCCTTGGCGTTCCCATCAGGAATCTCCGCATCGCTCTTGTGTAGCGATTTGACGTGCTACCCTTTGAATGCGTGCCTTGATTGCCGTTATTCATATTCACTGTGAAAGCCTGATTAGCATCGGCTTGCGTTGATGACCAATAGGTGTGATTTGCAAAGTTGCCCAAGCCATCAGCGGCCAATTTCGTGTACATTTCGGACAATTCATCAAGCGAAGGAAGAAACCAATCGCTATACCCGTTCAGGGTCAATTGGTCGCAAAGCCTCGCGCTTATACCCGATGTGGCGCAAACTGAAATAATCTGATTTGTATTACTCTCCCCAGTTCCAATTTCAGGAAGCGTGCCATCCACCTCAATATCTTGACACCCCCAAGGCGCTTTGTCGCTTTGGTCTGCCGCCGCGCTAATGTATGCATAGCCGCCATCTTCAAACACGAACAAGCCGCCGCCAACCGCGTCACCTGCCGCGTAGCCGTTAGCATCCTGATACACCTCGTATTTGTACTGCCCTTTCTCCAAAGCACCCAACGTGAAGGTGAAGCGGTCATAGCGCTCTTCGTAACTGGATGCGTTGCTAATCGCATCAATGTACACCGCTGTGCTGGTGTTCTTGGCGATGTTGGTCAGTATCAACTTGTAGATGGTCGCGTTGGTTGCGCGTTCAGTCCACGTGACGTTGATAGTATTCGATTGGCTGGCTTTCAGGTATAGCATCAAGGTTAAATACCACGCGCCACGCTTTTGTACAAATTCAGCCTCGCCTCGCTGATTTGCTGGATGTCAAACTTGCCCTGCATCTTCGCCCGCAACCGCTCACCCATTTCCTTCGCCATCGCAGGTTCATTGATAAACGCCCGAATATACTTATACCACAACTTCTCCTTCTTCTCGGGAACAAGCCACCCATCCACGCCATTCTCGATGCAGTCGGCATACATAGGCACCTCACTGGCAATGACTGCCTTACCCATCCACGCCGCTTCCGTTATCTTCAACTCCGACTTCAAGCGATTGAACTTGGTGTCGCGTAAAGGTGCAAGGCTCACATCAACCCAGTTGTAACCCTGCACATAGCTGTAAATATCTGCCGCTTGAATGCGCGAATAGTTGTTGTTCTTCCCTTTGTTACTGAACACCTGCTCATAGCCTTGATAGATTGGGTTGTTCTCGTTCCACCCCGCCAAGTAAATCATATACTTCCCATCCAGTTCGGATTCATCCGACAGGCGTTGCAGTGGTGACCGCATCAACTCAACATCCTCCGTGTGTTGCGCCGCACCGAAGTAACCAAACCGCACCCGCTCGCTTTGCGTTGGCTGTTCCTGAAACTGCTTGTATTGGATGTAAGGCGTGTTTGGAAAAATGCTGACGTTCTTGTTGAACTTGACCAACTCATCGCGCAGGTATGTCGTTGTCGTAATGATGTGGTCAGCAATCCTGATGTGCTTCTCAATGATGGCGGGCATCTTGGTGTCGTGGTAGTGCCTGTAAAAGCTATGCCCTGTGCCTAAATGCCAATAGTCATCCATATCCAAAATAATTCTTGCACCGTATTGGCGAAGGATGTTGGCCACCTGTTCCACCGCCTCCAACGGCCCTGCTATCCACGTGCGATTGTACAGGAATAGGTCAATCGTTTTCAATTCATCCTCTTCCATCCTTCGTATATCATCGATGCTGACAAAATCCACCACCCCACCGCATAGGTCGTGAACGGCCGCATTCGGCATTTCAAGGCGATAGTAACTGCACCCTGTTGGATGCTGATTGTAAACGATGCATATTCTCATTGTGCAGATTTAAGGGTTTGTGTTGTGCAAAAATAAGAAAGCCAGTGCGACCCTTAACGCACTGGCTTTCAACCAACCCAAACTGAACTACACTTAATTCGCGCCGCCTGTGATTTGCGCTGTTGCGGTCACCCCTGCAATCGCAGTCGATAGCACCTCCCTGCAAGGCTGTGCCTCCATCGCCGTGAACGTCAACTCATAACCACCACGGTCACCCATCGCTGTTCCTGACTGCGCTGTGCCGCCAGTCACCTCGATGCCATTCGTTTCACCCAACAGCCAATACTTGCCGTTGCGGTCGGTAACGATAGCCAACAACCTGCCATTCGAAGCAAGGCGCAACTGATTGCGTACCTCCTGCGCGAGCCTGTTGATGACCAGCGTCATTTCTTGCTGATAGAAGATAGTGCCGTTTTCAACGCTGGCGTTGGTGGTTTCAGTGAACTGACCCACGCCTTTCGGCAACTCAAACTTATAGAAGGCATTGCTTCCCGAAGCATAACCTGTAAAGCCAGTCACCGTGCCTGTGGTGTTGGTGGCTATCACTCCCGATGCAACGTAAGATGCAAGCCTAATTTCGCTAATGCCGCCGACATTGTTGCGGCATCCTAATGCGTATCCTGATGTTAATGCACAGCTCATATTTTTTCTTGTTTATAGTGTCAAAAGAAAAAGAAGGGCAGGTTTCCCTGCCCTGTCATCAGCCAGCAGGTGTGGTTGCGTTGCTCGCTTTGTACAGCACCATAAACTCGGGATAAGCAAATTGCACTCCGTATTTCAGCGCGGCTTGGAAGCGAATCTGGTCGTTGTCGTACGATGCCCAGATGCGGAAGGTATCCTCATCAGAAAGCAGGTCAGTACCAAAGAACAAGTTGCTCAATGACGTTGCCACGATGCGGCGCGTGCTGTTCAATCCATTGACCGCGCATACACGCATATTGGTCGAAGGGAAGAACATCTCACCCGCACCCAACTGCCCAAGGTCGCCCTGATACAAGTTCAATCCTACCAATTTATTCGCAAGGATTCGGTAAGTGTCCCAGCCGCAGAAGGCGTAGATGTCGTCCTTGCTGATGATTTCAACAGGGATGTTCTGATACACATTCTCAAACGCGCTCACGATGGTGGTGTCGCTGAAAGCCGCACCTGCCAATGATGACACGATTGAAGCGGATGCAGTGGTCTTCTCCATAAGGTGAAGCAATCCAACGGTCTTGTTCAGGTTTGCGTCACCGCTCAATGATGCAGATGAACCTGTCCACCCTGATGCGCCAGTTGCAGTTGTTGACTGCCAAATGGCGTTTTCAATATTCTTGGCAATCTGCTTTGCCT